GATGGACATATCGTTCGTTCCCAAAGACAGCAAATCCATTGACAGAACTATACTTGTCAATGAATTCTCTACAGTCTTTAATTGTCCCAGGTTGAACTGGTTCTACTGGAATATTGTCCAGAGTTCGCCACTTAGACTTTCGTTTTGTGGGAACATATAATGTTGGTTGAAACTTTTGTCGATCACTAAAGTGTTTTCCATTCTCATATCCACGGATCAAAATGTCATTACCAATTTGGAAAACGTTAGTGTAGAACCTCATTCTTTCGTAGCAAGTTTCAAGTAAAAGTCGATAAGTTTTTTGTGTGGTTCGACCAATGTTAGAATTTTATCAGAAGAAATCATCACAACATTGTCGTCTGTAACATCTCCTAACCATGGGATCAAACGTTCTTCAGGAGGAGCATCAGTTTCATGCCTTCCCAAAATTTGATATGGAGATGTCAGTTTACAATCTGGAGCACCAATATCAGCAGCAACAGATTCAATTTGACTAATAAGAACAGTATCATTGGTCAGAATGATACATTGAATTTCACTTTCCATTGATTCCATAAAGTTTCTCAATTCGATCTTCGTAAGACTCTCTGACTTCTTTCTTGGGTTCCATAATCGACACCACAAATCCTGGTTCGATAGAAATCTTCCTATCCGAAGTCAGAGGTTGCCACTCAGTAAAAGCGACGTTATATCTAGGAGAATCATCTTCATCATCTTCATCCATATCCACCAAATCTTCTTCCATGAGAAGTTCGGGTTCTTGTTCCACCTCAACCAGTTCAGCAAAGAAAGGATGGTCTAGAACAGTAAAAATTACTTTATCTCCTTCTACAGCCTGTTTCACATCTGCGATAACTAGATCTCCAGATTCCATCAATACAAGTTTTACAGCCATAATTCAGTCTCTTTGTCTCCAATCGTCAGGTTTATCTCTTTGGAACCAATCTACAATCTCGTCAGCACCATCAAACCCCGTTCTGTAATTAGATGGGTCGGGGTCTCCTAGTCCCATCTTATTCATAAAATCATCTATACTACCCTCTTGAATATCTTGAGCAGCTTGGCGTCTTGCTTTGTTTAACCAGTCACGAGCAGTAGTGTGTCTCTTAGCGAGTTTCTCTGCCCAAATCATGTCGTCAAGTTTGACTTCTTCCTTGTTAGCGATCTTCTTACAGATGAACTCCAGTCGGAGTCTGTATTGGGTAGATAGCATGTTACTCCCGCAGTTTTAATTCCAGGTCTTCCAACCGATGATACTCAGCGTGTGCCCGCTCTTGGCGATCACAAATGATATCTAGAATATCTTTCATGATGATATCATTTTCAACGTAGTCGTCAAGGTACGTATCGATAGCTTCTTTAAGATACCGATACCTATGCCATTCCTGACTGTACGGTTTATAGTTCATGATTTAGATTTATTATGCTCGTATCATAAGCTGAAATTATTTATTTGTCAAGCCAAGAAAAAAGGGGGAGTGTCTGACTGTGACCAGACTTCCCCCAGCGGCGACGATATTCCTAAGTATTTAGAACCATTCTTTTCTCAAATGGTGGTCAGGGACGACCTTACCTAGTTCAACCGTCAGTAGCCCATCCTCAAAGGTTACCGAGCGAATCTCTGTATCATCCGAGAGAGTCCAGCTGCGGACAAAAGATCTTTGAGCAATGCCACGATGGGCATAGGTTTGTTGAGATTCTTCTTCTTTCTTTCCTTCAATGAAGAGTTTCCCAAATTCTGTATAGACTTTTACCTCTTCCTTCTTAAATCCAGCCAATGCAATTTCAAGTCGAGACTCTACATTGTTTACTTGGACAAGATTGAATGGGGGGTAATTACTAACCGATTCATTGAGAGTGAAGATGCGATCAAAATAATCGTCCATCCCAATGGCATTACGAGTGATTCGATCAAACAGCTGAGGAAGATCAGCCGCTTGATAGCGTTGTAGGTTTCCCATGATTGTAGCTCCTTAAAAAAGCGAGTTTGTGTTGTGAGGACCCCGAAGGCATCCACCACTATTTAGATAGTATATCATAAAAAAAGGGGGTGGTAAACCCCCCAAACCTATACGGTTTCTACCTTCTTCTTTTTGCCGATATTATACTTAGTCTCTAATGTCCAATCATTTTTATCTTTGTAAGATAAAACTTTGATCTGGTTTAGAGGAGCAACATCCATGGTGTCCTCTGGTTTGATGACATTAACAAGTCCCCAATCACTCAGGAGATTAATGATGCGATTGCGCCTCTGCACATCATTAATTGTAAGATTAGCGTGCTTGCCGTCCAGAGCAAACAACTCTTTAAAGTGAACAATATAATATCTACCCTGTTTGTGCAAGATATGGCAACTCTGATAGATCTTCTTCTCTTTCCTAGAAGCTACACCGATTCGTGTTAGAGTTTCACGAACCTTCAGAAAATCATCGGGTTCATTTAGTGTCACTTCTACCATCTGGTCGGCAGACCAATTAACTTCAGGCTCTGCAAATGCAGTCATTTTGTACCTCCAACGTCAAGTCGTTCTCTAATGTAGTCCAGTTGTTTTGTATTTAGAATCGTCAAGGCTTGCATTGCTTTTTCATTACTATATCCATAGTATTGTTTAACAAGGTCAAGGTCTTTAATTTTCTCTTTTCGGAGCCAGGGAGAGAATCTCTTCTTTTTCCTGAGACTATTTAGATAAAAGTCATATTGGAGTTTGTTTGGTAATTGATGAGACAAATTCATCTCATTAGCAAACATAATTGTATCCAGAAACCCAGATAGGCACTTGTTTATAATAAAAGCGGGATACTTCTTTTCACGATCAGGATCTTCTTTAATAAGATCTTGTTTGTTGAAGTTAATTGAGTTCAACCAGTCTTTGAGTTCCATTATTTAAATACAGCAGTTACACCAATAATTGTTGCTCCAGGATTTCGTGCAAGCGCAACCTCTCTTGCATCTTGATAATCCCTTGCAATCACAGTCTCCTTAAAGACCTTTCCAGCCTTGAAAAGAGTTACTTCACAAGTCATCGGATGATATCAATTTCGTCTGGATTAGTATTCCAGGTTTCAAGTTTGGTACGAAGTCTTCCTTCGGACTTTAATTTCTCGTATCTCTTAGAAGCTTTATTCTTCCACCACTTGATCAAGTTCTCGGTATGGAACTTTTCATAATTCTGGCCAGGACAGAGAGTTTCTTGTTCACCGAGAATAACTTCACGAGCGTTGCTGAATCCATAATCACACATATAGAAACGCTTTTGTTCAGTCAGATTTTTTGCACTTGCAATCGCAGTTGTGAACTCCGCAACCCTTTGAGAAGGTAAGTTCTTCTTGATGATTGATATCATCTTTTGCTGGGTCTTGAGTTTGCGACTCGATGCATCTTCCTTCACTAGGAGTTTGTCGTTGTTCCTTGCTATGAACCATTTGTTCAGGTCTTTGAATATATCGTCGTGTAAGAGCGGTGTAAAATCGCTGTCAGTGAGTCCTCTGTACCTCATGTAGGGTTTGAGTCCATCATACTGTGAGGAGGACTTTGTAGACCCGTACAGAGAGGTGGTCTCAAATAGACAGATATCCGAACCGTACTTACTATTTAACTGTTCTCTAG